GGTTGCGAGTTTTTTTTTATTTTAGACTGTACAAAAATTAAACAACCTTATTTTTCATAAAAATGGCAACACAAAGAGAGCTGGCTGAACATTTAGGAATGACCCCACAATCACTAAGCGAACTGGTGAAAAAAGGTATTATTACAGTAAAAAAAGGCAGGTCTCCAATAGATTTAGACTTCAGTAGAATTGAATACATTAACCATCTAAGAAAGAACGCAAATCATTTTAAAAAAGGTGGTAGCAGTGGAGATATAGTTGAAGAATCTACAAGGCTGAAAAAGTTTCAAGCTGATAAGGCTGAATTAGAAGTCAATCAACTAGAAGGCAAATTAATACCAGCAGATTTAGTCACTGAAACTTGGGGAGACTTTGTTAGTAATGCTAAGGCTAAATTGTTAAATATACCAACCAACTTAGCTCATCAAGTATTAGCTGCTGATAATTTTAATGAAGCAGAAGAATTAATTAAAAGAAGTATATATGAAGCATTAGAGGAACTATCTCAAAATGGATTACCACGAGAATATGCAGAAAGTACTAAACCAAGTACAAAATCTGTGGAAACCACCGACTGAACTTAAGATTTCAGAATGGGCAGATGCATACAGGTATTTATCTCCTGAATCTTCTGCTGTAAGTGGTAAATACAGAACTGATTATGCACCTTATCAAAAAGAGATAATGGATGTATTCAATGACCCTAATATTGAAAGGGTTGTATGGCAAAAGAGTGCTCAGGTTGGTGCAACTGAGATACTAAACAATGTCATTGGTTATTACATACATATGCAACCATCCCCTATCCTAGTTATGCAACCAACTTTACAAATGGCTCAAGCATACAGTAAAGAAAAACTAGCTAATATGTTAAGAGATACTCCTGTACTAAGAGCTAAAATTAATGAACCTAAATCTAAAGACAGTTCTAACACTGTTTTATCTAAAAAATTTGAAGGTGGTACAACTTTAAACATGGTTGGAAGTAATAGTGCTGCTTCAGTTGCTAGTAGAGCAGTGCGTATTTTGTGCATTGATGAAGTTGACAGGATGGAAGCCAGTGTTGGAAGTGAAGGAGACCCAGTTCTTTTGGCATCAAAACGTACACAAACATTTTTCAATAAGAAGATATATTTATGCAGCACTCCAACAGTTAAAGGTATATCAAGAATTGAAGCTGCTTTTGAAGAAAGTGACCAGCGATATTACTATGTTCCTTGTCCTGAATGTAACCATAAACAAACTTTGAAATGGTCAAATGTAGTTTGGGAAGAGAATAAACCTGAAACTGCAATTTATACTTGCGAGAATGGATGTGTTATTGATGAATCAAAGAAATATTGGATGTTAAAGAATGGAGAATGGAAAGCTACAAGAGAAACAAAGAAAGTGGCTGGATTTCATCTAAATGAATTATATTCTGTATTTAGTACATGGGGTTCAATGGCAGAAAACTTCCTAGAAGCTAAAAAGCAACCTGAAATGTTAAAAACATTTATAAATACATCACTGGCAGAGACTTGGGAGCCTGAACCTGAAGAAGCAGTAGAACCTGAAGGACTAATGGCTAGAAGAGAAAGCTATGACTTAGAAACTATACCTGATGAAGCACTTGTTTTAACTTGTGGTGCAGATATTCAGAAAAATAGAATCGAAGCTCAGGTTGTTGCTTATTCTCATGACTATGAAATGTGGGTTGTTGATTACAAAATCATCTATGGCAATACAGGTCAGATACAAGTTTGGAATGATTTTGATAAATATTTACAAACTAAGTTTACAACTCATTCAGGCAGAACTATGACAATAGCTTGTACTACTATCGACTCAGGTTTCCAAACACAAATGGTTTATGCTTTTACTAAGAATAAAAAAGGTAGAAGGATATTTGCAATTAAAGGTCAGTCTCAAAGTGGTAAATCAGTTGTTGGTAAACCAACTAGAGTAGGAAAAGAAAACAATATTCTATATCCAGTTGGAAGTGATACTGCTAAAGAAGTAATTTATTCAAGACTTGCATCTGAATATGGATATTCTACTTTGCATTTCCCATCAACAGTTGATGAAGAATATTTCAAACAACTTACAGCAGAGCAGAGATTTGTTAAATTTGTAAAAGGTAGAAAAACTTTATACTGGAAACAAGTTAGGGAACGAAATGAAGCTCTTGATACTATTTGTTATTCATTAGCAGCTTGTTATATCTTGAATCCTAACTTTAATTTAATAGAGCAAAGATTATTAACAGGTAATGCACCTGAACCTGATAAAAACAGAGCAAACCCAAATAAACCTGCTAGAAAGACCATAAATAGGGGAAATTTCGCTACTTCTTGGAAATAAAGAAAGTTTAGTTTTAATATTGACAAGAGCCTATTGCACATTAGTGTTAGATGTAGATATATCTAAAACATTTATGAGGTTTTTGCTTGAGCAACAAATTTGATTCAACAAATTATCCACCCCAAGTTCCTACTGAACTTCAGTTGGGAGATTATTGGGCATGGAAAAGAGAAGATTTAGCTAACGATTATCCAGTAGCAGATTATTCATTATCTTATGAATTTAATCTTGTAGATGGAAGCACCGCTTCTAACTTTACACTAACTGCAACTGAATCAGGTGATACTTACCTAATCGAAGCTAGTAATACAACTTCTTATGCAAAAGGTAATTACAACTGGGTTTCTTACATAACTAGAAGTTCTGATTCTGCAAGAGTCAAACTAGAAGAAGGTTTTGTAGAAGTCCAAGATAATTATGCAACTACAACTGCTTCAGTTAGAAGTCATGCAAAGATTGTTTTAGATAGTATTGAAGCAGTCATTGAGAACAGGGCAAATATTGACCAATCATCTATGTCTATAGCTGGTAGGTCTTTATCAAGAATGTCTATAGACGAACTATTAACTTTTAGAGATAGATACAAAGCTGAATATCTTAAAGAAGTTAAAATACAAAGAATTAAAAATAAACGTGGGTCAGGAAATACTATCAAGGTTAATTTTGGTAAAGTTGCTGGCTCAACTCCTAAGAGTTACACATAATGGCATGGTATAACAGAATATTAGGTATAAACGAACCTAAGAAAAAGAAAAGACAGGCATATAGAAGAAGCTATACAGGAGCTAACACTGGCAGATTGTTTGCAGATTTTGTTACCACATCTACAAGTGCTGATGCTGAAATAAAAGATAACATAAGAATTCTAAGAGATAGAGCAAGAGAATTAGCAAGAAACGATAGCTATATTGCTAGATACTTAAACCTGATGGTATCTAATGTTATCGGTAAGCATGGCATAAGAGTTAGCTCTAAGGCTAGGAACGATAATGGTTCACTAGACATTGGAGCTAACCTGCTCATTGAACGTGCTTGGAGAGAATGGGGTCAAGTCGGAAGTTGTACAACTAATGGCAGATTATCATTCTTAGATTGTCAGAAAATATTTGTTGAATCGCTATGTAGAGATGGTGAAGTATTAATCAGGAAAATAAAAGATAGTAATTCCCCTTTTGGTTTCCAGTTACAGTTTTTAGAAGCAGACCATTTAGATGAAAATAAAAATGATGTTTATAAAGCTACTGGTAACAAAGTTAAAATGGGTGTTGAAGTAGATAAGTATGATAGACCAGTTGCTTATCATTTATATAAAGACCATCCTTACGATAGAGTTTATTTAAGTCAAGCACAACACATTAGAGTGCCTGCTGATGAGATTATCCATGCTTACCTACCTACTAGAGCAGAACAAACTAGAGGTGTTTCTTTGGTTGCTACAGCTATGGCTAATGTGAAGATGTTAAATGGTTATTTAGAAGCTGAGATAGTTGCAGCTAGAGTTGGTGCATCTAAGATGGGTTTCTTTACTTCACCTGATGGTGATGGTTATGTTGGTGATGGTGAATATGAAGATACATTTAATCCTACAATGAATGCTCAGGCTGGTGTATTTGAACAATTACCAAGTGGTATGGACTTTAAAGCATTTGACCCTACTCATCCAACATCTGCTTTTGATTCTTTTACAACCAGTGTTTTAAGAAGTATCGCATCAGGTTTAAATATTTCTTATCATTCATTATCTAATGATTTAACTTCAGTTAATTATTCTTCAATAAGACAAGGTGCTTTAGAAGATAGAAGTATGTATCAGATATATCAACAATTTGTAATTGAGCATTTTGTAAATCCAGTATTCCAATCTTGGTTAGAGATGGCCATATCAACTGGATATATCAATTTACCTATGGGTAAATATGATAAGTTTGCTAGGTCAGTAAATTACATTCCAAGAAGTTTTGCTTGGATTGACCCATTAAAAGAAATGCAAGCTAATGTAATAGGCTTACAAAATGGAACACTTACCTATTCTGATATTTCTGCTTCTTATGGTAGAGATACTGAAGAGTTATTTGAACAACATCAAAAAGAAATAGAACTAGCTAAACAATATGATATTGAATTAGCTTATCAACCATTTGGTCAGAAACTTCCTGTAGAAGCTAAGATACAAGGTGGAGAAGAGGAAGACGATGGCTAGACCAACTGAAGGCATGAAAGTCGAAGCTCAAAAGGGTTTGGACTGGAGAGAAGAGTTTGGTCGTGGTGGCACTAGAGTTGGTGCTGTAAGAGCAAGACAAATAGTAGCTAATGAAAACTTATCTGATGAAACTATCAAAAGAATGTATAGCTATTTCTCAAGACATGAAGTAGACAAACAGGCAGAAGGTTTTAATGCTGGTGAAGAAGGCTATCCTTCTAATGGCAGAATAGCTTGGGCATTATGGGGTGGAGATGCTGGTTATAAGTGGTCAGAAACAAAAGTAAATCAAATGAAAAAAGAAGAAGAAAGAGCAATATCAGGTAAGGCTCTTGAAATGATTAAGAATAAAGTAGAAGAACATAATGAAGAAGTTGGTGATGTTAAGTCAAAGAGAACTAACGTATCTACTTTATCAAAAGTTTATGAAAGAGGGATTGGTGCATATAAAACTAATCCAGCTTCAGTCAGACCATCAGTTAGTAGTCCTGAACAATGGGCAGCAGCTAGAATTAACAGTTTCTTATTTGCTTTAAGAAATGGTAAGTTCAGAAGTGGCAAACATGATACAGACCTACTACCTGAAGGACATCCTTTATCAACTAAAAATAAAGAGGAGAAATCTATTATGAAAAAGGAAGATAGACATATCCTCAACGTGAATGAGACTGATGATTCTGTAATCATTGAGTTCTCAAAGCACCACGAGGATGAACAAGAAGGTGAAGAAGTAGAAATGCTAGACGAAGTATCTAT